AAATCAGCTTTTGGGCTGCGTCAATGTAGCCTAGGGAGTTGTTTTCAGGGCGCCGCTCAAATATCCATGCATCATTCAATGGGTAATCAATTCGAGGCGTATATCGACCCCCTCCGGTGATGTAAACTCGCGAATGTATGGAACCATGATCTCCATAGATAGCCGCTCCCGATCCAATGGCATCGTAAATTTTGGACTCGAACATTGCTATGAGTCCTCGTTTTCCGCCGCTATTGGGATCTAGGAACGACACGACGGAAGACGGAAAGCTAGTGGCAGTAATGATTATTTCTGCGTCTTCAACCTCATCTCTGATTTCATTAATGGTCGAGATACATCCAGCTAAGCAGGCGGGCAGAGTATCCCGGACATAACCAGCGTCGATGATCACGACTGAGTTTTCAATAGAGTCGAGGGCCGATAGTGCCGATATAATTTTTGCGGTGTCTTCTCCAAAGTTTCTTACTTTGAAGGCGACCTTATGGCATCCAATTTTTTCTAGCTCTCTAGCCTGTCTGATGATTTGAGAGATTTTTGACTCTGGAGTTATTTGTATAATCGGTATTACAGGGGCATCCACTCTACTTACAAAGTCTCGCCAATGTTTGAAGTTGGAGTTGGAGTCTTTCAGCTTTTTTATATCCTCGGTAAGAAACGAGGGTTCGGTTGTCAGATCGAGCATGAATGGACGCCCAGCAGTGGCGGTTACAATTTTTGACAGCGGTACTTCAATACTTGGTTGGCGAGGCCAGGCGCCGAGTGTAAATGCCGGAATGATTGCGTCTTTATGTTCGTCGCTAAGGTTCTCGTAGCCGGTAATTTCTGCCGGACGACTGCGAAGCGCTGGGTAATAGTTGTAGCTTTCAAAATTTATGTCCACGCTATGCTTCCTCTGCTGACTCTTGCTCTGCCTGAATGCTGTTAGGGGATAATTGCTGAGGATCGGCTGGCTTTCGTTCTCTTTTTATTACTTGTTGCCTTACTGCTTTTGATATTACATATGCGTCAATTTCTATCATCTTTGCATTGGCGTTTTCGAGGTCTTTAACTCTAATCAAAAGCTCAGAGTACGCCGAATGAGATCTGGCTAGCTCAGTCATTAACTTCCATAGTGGTATTGTTAGGAATATGCCGACCAAAAGTGCTGCCGACCAACCAGAAATGCCAAGCCAAATCGCCTTTTCCCCAGCAGCTAACGTGTATATCGATAGAAGAACGCCGATGACGCTCAGTGTCACTCCAGCTATTCCCAGATAAACACCAGCGCTAGACTCGCTTGAAAATGGTTTAAATGTTTGCAATTAATACTCTCCTCCTTGGCTAGTTGCGTCCGATTTTATAACTTTATGTTAGCGCCGTTCTAAATCTTAAAAGTGGCATGTTATATCTTGTGTTAAATGACAGTGCCTATTAAATCTTTCGTGCGTTCCAGACCAGCAATACCTTAGCGTGAATGGTTACATCTTCGATGCGGGCCTCGAGATCCTTATTGCTTTTGTTGTCTGAAATAAGCCAAAAATATTCTGCATCTTTCATCTGTAGGCGCTTTATATAAAGCAAGCCGTGCCAGGTTACGACGTAGACGCCTTCGCCCACGAACTCGGTTACGCCCCGATCAACGATCACTGGATCCTTGTCGTTGATGGTGCCTTCCATGCTTTGGCCCCAGCCGGTGATCATCGCCAGAGCAGAAGGAGACGTGTAGGTAACGCCTTTTTCGCGCAGCACTTCCTCGCGAACGACCAGGTTACGTATCGCTTCATTGTAGTCATCCGGCAACTGGCCGTGACCCATGGCGCCGCGTACGTCGTACTGGGGGATCAGAATCTCGTCGGGCTTGGCGCGCAGGCCTGAAAAATCGACCGAAACGACGTTGCTGGAACCTGCATCAGTTGCCTCGGCAACAGCTAGAAGTTCGCTTCGGGCGCTTTCCGGAAGGCGGTTGCCGAGCTTAGAAAGCATCAGGCGCGCAGCATCCGCAGCCGTGCTAATACGCGGCGCGCCGTTCTTGTCATTGATCGGCAGCGATGGAGTAATCAGCGAACCTGACGGCAGGCCAATTTTCTCCTCTAGGTTTTTCGCTGCCTTGTCACCCAGCCCTCTGTGCCCATTCAAAATTTGAGAAAGGTAAGAGGCGTCAAGGTTGTGACGGTCAGCGAATTCTTTTTGCGAGGCGCCGGCCATGATTGCCCGCAAAGCCTCAACTCTGAGTTTGTTGATATCCATTTCCGAATCATCGCTTCCAGTTAGCAATCAGTAAATTACGGATTGCTATTGCTTCGCACATTAGCAAACGCTAATCTGGCAGCTATTAAAGGAGGTGCATATGAACTTGCACGAATTTCTGAAACCGCTCGAAAACGATGCCTTGCTGGCACTCGCAACCGCTTGCGATACCAGCCCAGGCCAGCTCAAGCAGGTTGCATACGGCAATCGCCGGCCAAGCGCATCTCTCGCAATCAACATTGAGCGGGAGAGCCAGGGCGAGGTTACCTGCGAAGAACTGCGCCCAGACATCGATTGGGCTTATGTGCGAGGCACTAAACAGCAGTCAGTTGAAGCCGCCTGACATCCCTGCCCACCGTTCCATTGAAGCAATTCTGACCGCAACCGACCCAAGGAAAAACTAGGACATGAAAACGCCCGTACTAGAGACCCGCCGCCAGGTAATGGCTGCCGTGTCCAACGCTTTCCCTGGTGGGATGGATTGCGCAGCTGCTCGCCTTGGCATCAAGGACAAGCGCCTGGAGAACCAGATCTATGAAACCGCCGGGTGCAAGCCGCTGAGCGATGCCGAGATCTTCGTGCTGGAAAGCGAAACGAAGACCGAGCACCTGCCGGACTACATCTGCGCGATGTACGGCGGCGTGTTCGTGAAGATCCCGGAAGCGGGGGAGTTGGACAACGTCGATCTGTACCAGCGCTCGCTGGCTGCATCCGCACAGCGTGGTGCGCTTGACCAGATGGTGGCTTCCGCCCTGGAAGACGGCGAAATCGATTCGAACGAAGCAAGGAAGATCCGCGCCCTGCACGCCAAGTACATGTCGGCGAGCCTTGAGGCTATCGGGGCGGTAATTGAGTTGCACAAAGCCCGCGCATAAATCGCAGGCACAAAAAAGCCAGGTTCGTGGCCTGGCTCATTGCTACATCAGCGAGGTAATCATGAATACACAATCCATCCCCGTCAATACCCCCAACAATCTCGCGCCACGTTTTTCGCAATCGGAAAACGTGGCGCGCAATTCCTCAGTGATTCCGTTCGACTTCGACGGAGCCGCAATTCGGGTAATCACCGACAAGCTCGGCGACCCATGGTTTGTCGCCCGCGACGTCGCTGATGCCCTTGGCTACTCCAAACCGGAGAACGCCGTAGCCCGCCACTGCAAGGCCGCGACCACTACCCCGAAACAGGGTGGTGGTTTTATGACCATCATTCCTGAGCGCGACCTTTACCGGCTGGTGATGAAGTCGAAACTGCCAGCCGCTGAGAAGTTCGAAGAGTGGGTGGTGGGCCAGGTCCTGCCGAGCATTCGCAAGACCGGCACCTTTTCCGCCCAGGGCCCGAACAACTCCAAGATCGTCGGCGAGCTCGCGATCCTGGAATGCTTCGACCGGCTGCTGAAGCCTGCAAACTCCAGCAAGATTATGATGCTGGCCAAGATAGCCGCCAACAACGGCCTGGACGCCAAGTTCCTCCCAGGCTACGCCGTGGACGCTGCGCCTGACGCCGCTGGCGGCTCTTCGATGCCTGCCAAGGCAATCACCGCCCTGATCAAAGATCACGCCATCGCCAGCACTGCCCGCGCTTTCAACCTTGCACTCAAGGCTCACGGCTTCCTGGCTCTGCTCCAGCGCAAAAACTCCAAGCAGGAAATGGTCGATTTCTGGTCCGTGACCGAGAAGGGCCTGGCCTACGGCAAGAACCTCACCAGCCCTCAATGCCCCCGCGAGACGCAGCCTCACTGGTACGTGGATCGCTTCCTTGAATTGGCCGGCCTTGTCGGCAAAGGAGCCAAGTAATGGCCGGAGATTGGATAAAAATGCGAATAGACCTTCAGACGCATCCGAAAGTGTTCCGAATGGTGTCCGCATTGAAAGCGGACAGATTGCGGATCATCGGCGGACTGCACATCGCTTGGAGCATCTTCGACACCCATTGTGATGATGGTGTGCTGGTGGGCTACACCGTCGACGCGATGGATGCGGTGGTCGGCTGGCCAGGCTTTACCCAGGCCATGATCGACGTGGAGTGGGCATCCGTGAATGAAGGCGGAAGCCTTGTAATGCCCCGCTTTGACGAGCACAACGGGGCCAGTGCAAAGCGGCGCGCGAACGACAACGAGCGGAAACGTAACGACAGAAAGACGAAGAGTGTCCGCAATGTGTCCGCTAGTGATGCGGACAGTTTGCGGACCAGAGAAGAGAAGAGAAGAGAAGATAAAGAACAAAAGCCTTATGGCGATGATGAGGTGGGTCAGGCCGAGTTGTTCGCGCAGTTCTGGGCCCTGTATCCACGCAAGGTGGGCAAGGAAGCGGCACGCAAGGCGTGGGACAAGCTCAAGCTGACCAGCGAGCTCTTCGGTTCTTTGGTTCAGGCCCTGGGGGCGCAGTGCCTCACGACAGACTGGACCAAGGACAACGGCCAGTTCATCCCGCACCCATCGACGTGGATCAACGGCAAGCGCTGGGAAGACGAAGTACCGGATCCGTCGCCGGCCGGTAGCAACGTCCACCAGTTCACGCCGCGCCCTCAGTCTGGCGAACCAGACTTCAACAGCAACGCGTGGGCTGACGGCCTTGTGGCTCGCCCATGAAGCCAGTCAACCAGCTGATGGCGACCATGGGCAACCTGCCCGCTGAAAGCCATGCGCAGCCGCTCGACATCACGCCGCAAACTGTTGAGGTGGTGAACGACCTGTTCCGCCGGCTGCGCGGGATCTTCCCTGCATGGCGCCAGGCGTGGCCGTCCACCGAAGCGCTCGATGCTGCCAAGGCCGAATGGATCAAGGAGTTCGCCGACGCGGGCATCCGCACCCTGGAGCAGATTGAGTTCGGTATCCAGAAGTGTCGCAAGCTCAAGAAGCCTTTCGCGCCGAGCGTGGGGGAGTTCATCGCCATGTGCGTGCCGGGGCCTGAAGACTTCGGCATGCCTTCGGTCCCTGGGGCGTGGATGGAGGCCATCATGGAGATCTACAGCCACGAAGGCGTGAAGATCGCGGCCATCGCCACCGGCCTTTTCGACCTGCGTTCCGCCAAGCAGGAAGACAAGGGCCTGCGTCAACGCTTCGACCACAACTACGCCGTGGTGATCCGCCGCGCCCAGGAAGGCCAGCCGCTCGACGGGAAGATCCTCACCGGGATCGGCCACGAGAGCCAGAAGACCGAATTCGAGCTCGCCAACGAACTGGCCGACCAGCAAACCCAAGCACGAATCCTTCAGCAGGGCATCCCAGCCGACGGCAAGTCAGCCCGCGAGCTGCTGCTGGCAAAAATGAACATCAAGCGCGATGCACAGCGCGGCGCGGAGCAACGGACATGACCGTAACCAGCATTCGATACAGCACCGCCCAGACCAAACCAAAACCGCAGGCCGGCGACGAACGCTTCCTGAAAGGCCGTGGTGTCCAGCAAATCCGCCAGCAGCAGTACAGCAAGATGTATCGGGCCTACATGGTCAGCAACGGCCGCCCGGTCTGGGAGTGGGTCGACAAGGGCAGCGAGAAAGATCGCACGTCTGAGGCGTGGCTCCAGGCGCGCAAGTTGGAGCGCATGGCATTGATCGCAGAAGCAGCGGAGCAGCGGACATGAGCAATCACACCAAAGAAGAATGGCTGGTAGACCGCCAGGACTATTGCGTCTGCGTCATGCGAGATGGCGAGCCGCTTGAGATCGCCACCATCGGCGCCATGGATCACAACGGCATTAAGTTCGTGATCGGAGATGAGTCGTGGGCAAACGCATACCTGATGCGCAGTGCGCCAGAGCTGCTGAAGACCCTCGAAGCGATGATGGCTAAGGCCTACAAGCAGAATTGGAACGATCAGTACCCAGAGCTGCTGGATCAGGCCGAGAAGGTCATTGAGCTGGCGAAGGCTGGATCTGCGCAGGGTGACGGCGGCGAGTCATTGGAGCAAGAGCTATGACCTACGTCCGCGAACAAACATCCGCCGAGCTTGCCGCACACATACGCAGCTTGAAAAAAATGGCTGGCTGGTTTGATCCACTTGCTGACCGGTTGTGGCAAGAGGTTGAAGCGCTCAAGGCCGAGAACGATGCGGCGCGCAAGGATCTGCAAAATCTGCGCACCGATAACGCCCAGCTGATTTTCGCGCTCAAGCAGGAACAGCGGAGCTATCTGGTGCTTCGTGCCGAGCGGGACCGGCTCAAGGCTGAGAACGAGGCGCTGCGTGATTATCTCACCCTTCGTGTATCTGAAATGCCGCGTGATCGCCTGCGCGAGACATTCAACGCCGCTTACTACGGGCCGCGCGAACTTGGATCGGACGGTGAGCAATGCCGCGCTGGTGTGCTTGCAGTGATCGGCGCCGCCATGGGCCAGGGAGAGCAGCCATGAAGCGCAACTGGACAATCGTAGTCCCAGGCTACCCGCCATTCCCGATGATTCTGCTGGATGGAGCGCTGGATCATGCGGCGGCAACTCGTGAGGCTCGCGGTATCTGGCCTGCCTGTGAGGTGCAGCCATGACCGGTAAGGGATTTGGTGCGCGCTACTGGTGGTTCCGTCTTCCTGGAGGGCAAGGCCTTCATTTCCGCTGGGTGAGCGCTGGTTACATCCCGCTTTTCAGCGAGCGGAACGGACACGTCAAGGTTCTGAAGCTGGGGAAACTCTGGATCAAGGTGCTACGGCCATGACAGACAAAATAAGTGTGAACTGCCGCTCCATGCTCACTGAGGCCATCACCCGCATGTCCAAGATGTTCGAGGACAAGCACTTCGTGGTGGTAAGCCTTCGCCCAGGCAAGGATCGCACGCTCGACCAGAACCGGCTTTGGTTTTCGATGTACAAGCGCATCGCCGAGATGACCCAGTTGGGCGACCCAGCCGAGGCGCGCAAGTACTGCAAGCTCCATGTCGGCGTCCAGATCCTACTGAACGATGATTCAGGGTTTCAGGCTGAGTGGTACCGGGTGATGCGCCACCTGCCGTACGAAACCAAGCTGGACATGATGGGCGAGTGCCACCTGTTCGGGCCGGACGGCTTTCCGGTGACCAGCCTTTTCAATCGCGCCCAGGGCATCGCCTACACCGACCGCATCGTCGCGCGCTTTGCACCGCAGGGCGTGTACTTCTCTGACCTGCTTAGCCAGGAGGCCGCATGACTATCGAACGGAAGCCGGCCAAGCCGAAGAAGTGCCGAGTTGCTACTTGCGGGGCCTCATTCGTCCCTTCGCGCATGGGGCAGGCGGTGTGCAGTCCAGCGTGCGCCCTGATCGATGGGCCGCGTCATGCGCCGAAAGCCCGCAAGGCCCTGGATCAGATCGAGCGCGCCGAGATCAAGGTCCGCAAAGAGAAGCTGAAGAGCAGGGCGGATCATGCCAAAGAGGCCCAGGCCGTTATCAACCGCTATGTGCGGCTGCGTGACGCGCATCTAGGCTGCATCAGCTGCGACAAGCCGGTGAGCTGGGGCGGTCAATGGCACTGCTCGCACTTCCGTAGCGTGGGCGCCGCCGCGCACCTCCGCTTCAACCTATGGAACATGAACAAGTCCTGCTCCCAATGTAATGCCCATCTGAGCGGAAACATCATGGTTTACCGGCCCCGTCTGGTCGAGAAAATCGGATCTGAAAAGGTTGCGTGGCTGGAGTGCAATCAGGACCTGGTCCGCCATGAAATCCCCTACCTGAAGCGCCTTAAGGCTGTGTTTGCGAAGAAGGTGAAACGGATAGAGCAGAGATTTGAAAGGGGGCAATCATGGGCAGCAATGTGATCCTTATTCGAAAAACGCTCGCCGAGATTTCTGGATCAAAAAGGTCGATCGGCCTTTTTCGGTGCCCGGAGTGTTTGGTCGAATTTGAAACTCGAATGGAGCGCTCCAAGGTCATGACGGGGCTCTGCATTCCATGCGCAAACAAGGCTGCGGGCAGGAAGCGCGCAACCCACGGCCTCAATAACTCGAACAGCCGACTGCATGTGACATGGGCGAACATGAAGCGCCGCTGCCTGAAGCCTCGCGGTTCTGAAATCCAGAAGTACCGCGGCGTGACGCTCTGTGAAGAGTGGATGAGCTTCGATCCATTCATGCAGTGGTCGCTTGCCAATGGCTACACCGATGAGCTGACGCTTGACCGAATCGAGTCCTCGAAGGGTTATGAGCCGGGGAACTGCCGGTACACCGATTACAACGTCCAGGCGGCAAATCGTCGCCTGACCGACAAGAACACCAGCGGCCATGTCGGGGTTTCTTGGGATCGAGGCAGGTGGTCGGCAAAGGTCCAGTGGCAGAAAAAGCAAATACACCTCGGACGCTTCAAGGACATCAAGGACGCAGTTAAAGCGCGCAACGATTACTTGGCAGCTCACGACCTGCCGCACTTGAGGGCCTAGAGACATGGAAGAGATCAAGGCCATCAAGGCCAAATACCGGGCAATGACCAGAGAGCTGAAGAAGGGGGAGGCAGCATGAAGATCAACTCAGCGCGCCAGGCTTGGCATGACTGCAAGTACAACCCGGCCCCCGGGCAGGCCTCCGATGTAGTGCAGTTGGGCGTGGTGGTGCAGAACACCGAGCGCGGGCCCACGGCCAACCACGCAGTGCACGGCGCCCTGGCTGGGCACATCCAGTCAGCGATCGCCCGGCTGCACCCGCAGATCCGCGTATTCGGTGACTTCATGTACGCCGCCGAGCAAAGCGACGACCTCCGCGAGGCGGCGGAAGAGGTCGTGTTCCTGGTGGTGCAGAACCGATCGCCACGAATGACGGCAGCCAAGCGCGACAAACTGGAGTTTGTGGTGAAGGGGGTCATGCGGCGATACCGGCACATGCACCAGGGTGGGCAGTCATCAAACGAAGACCCGCTGGCCAACGCCGAGAAGTTCCGGGCGTGGATGTGGCAGGTCTACGAAGTGCGCTTGGAGTCGTGCAATTGGGAGCGTGATTGGGGTGGTGTGCTGCAGTTGATCTTCGAGTGCTGCGAGGATCTGGACCGTCGCGCATTGAGCCCCGTTGCAGCAGTAATTTACGAAATGCGCGAGGCCGCATGAGGGCCTATTGCGTTCCCGTGCGGCTGGTGGCATTATCTCGCCACTGTTAGAGTTTTGCCTTCGGCAACTTACTCACCGATCCAAGAAACCCGGCCACCGCGCCGGGTTTTTTATTGCCTGAGTTTCACTGCAGCCAGGGCAGCCTTGCGGAAGGCCTGGACGCTGATAAGCCGGTAGTGCAGCGCTACGGGAAAACACCGGCAGCCCGTGCATCCTGACCTCACTGTGCTTCCAGGGTGGCGCGAGACAAGAGCGGCGAGATCGATGCACTGGGGCGTCGACGCTGGAATTGTCTTTGGCTGGCAGCGCGGAAAGACGCGCACACCTATTCAGGGCCTCAGCATTCGCTGGGGCTTTTCTCGTTATGAGGCTCCGAAAATGTCCCGCACGATCCAATCCAGCAACTACGTGCCGGGCGTTTCCGGTTGGAAACTCAACACTCTCACCGGTGAGTTCGAGATTAACTCTTGCACCCTTGGCGGCGCGGCCAATGCGCCAGAGCGCCAGATGGTGTCGGTCGAGGTGGCCAGCTGGAGCAAGTACGACTTGCCCAAGAATGCCGCCAACCTGCTCCAGTTCATGCAGGCAGAACTGCAGAAGGTCCCCGAGCAGTATCGCCATGCCGCCGAATTCGAAGAGTTCGATGCGAGCTACGGCGATGAGTCGTTCAATTCTCGCCTGTTCCTGAGCTACGCCCGACTCGAAACTGAGGAGGAACTGGCCGATCGTCTGGAGAAGGCTAAGGTTGCCGGTATACGGGTCAGCATCAAGAACGGCTTGACGACTGTCATTCACGATGGCGTTTTACGGTACAGGATCGGCAAGCTGGACCAGCCGGATCCTGAACAGCCTGAGCCATTCAAGGTTGATGGCGACCAGGTCTACATCAACGAGGCCACGATTCAGGACGGCATCGTGAAGTCGCCATGGCCCGCCGCATGGGGCGTGCGGATGCAGCTCGGCGAGAACGGCAAGTTGTACACCGCGGGCATCGACGTTGGCTTGCCATCGCAGTTCGTGGTTTCGGCTGATCGCTTCGCAGTAAACGGCCGCGCCGCCTCGGAAATCCTCCGCGATATCGGTGCGCAGATCAGCAAAACCGAGCTGTGCCGCCAGGTGCTGGCGAACACTGATCAGCTCGGAGCCAGCCTTGCCGCCCAGGTCAAAGAGCTGATCCGCAAAGAGCTCATGCCAGGCGGGCTGCTGCACCGCTCGCGATAACTTCCAGCCTGCTACGTTGCGGGCCTTTTCGTTTTCGGCTCCACCACACCCATAGCTCCGAGCTGGGAGTGCAGCTGGGGCTGATCTATTTATGGACAAGGCCATTTTTTTTCATGGAGTGACGATGGATCCTACTGACCTCGGCCCAGGCACAGCTACCTGGCTGGGCGGTAGCGCCACCGTTGTACTGGGCGGCCTGCTTTGGCTGCGCCGCTTCCTTTCCAAGGATGCGACAGACCGTGCGATGGACAGCGCCGATATCGGCACGCTGAAGCGGCTGAACGAACTGCTGAACCAGGAGCGCGCCGCCCGCAAAGAAGCCGAGGCCCGCGCCGATCAGTTCGCCAAGGAGCGGAATGACCTGGCCGCCGCTGTTGGGCGCATGGAAGGCAAGATTGAAGCGCTGACCAGTCAGGTCGCTCAACTCACTGACCGCGTGACGCAGCAGAGCGACGAGATCACTCGCCTGCGCACCAAGCTGGGAGGAATCGCCTGATGGACAGATGCGCATTGGAATTTATCGCCCGCCGCTGGTGGCGCCGGACTGAGGTCTGGGCCATTGCCGTCGTGCTGGTGGGTGGCGGGCTGGTTCTGGGTTATCAGGCCGCCTACTGGTCACTCGCCGAAAAGCAGAGCAACCAGGTGCAGGAAATCCGCAAGGCCTACGACACCGCGATGACCGAACGCGACCGGCTGCTGGAAGAGCTGACCCGCAAGACGGGCACCGCCGCTGACAAAGCCACCAAGGCAGCAACCACTGCCGCCCAGGCTGCCGACAAGGCAGATGAAGCCCTCAACCGGGCAACGCAGTAATCCGCGCCACGTTTTCGAATGCGCCAAATCGTGGCGCGAGGTTTTCAGATGAGCAAGGTCACCCGCCTGCGCCACGCGCTACCGATGAGCCCGGACATCAACACGGCAGTTAGCGTTCTCGACAAGGCTATTGCTGATGCCGTGGACGCCGCCAAGGCTGCAGGGCTGCCCCAGGGACTGATCGTTGGATTGCTTCACGGCCATGCCCACGCACAGACACACCAGATGGTGACCGTATGACCGTCAAGGTTCTGGAGTTCAAGCGGGAAGACTGGCGCGATGCAGCCAAGACCCTGCGCAAGATCGCCGATGACCTGGATGCGGGCGAGCATCCCGAGTGCACGGTAGGTGCTTTGACGTTGATCGGCGCGAAGGGGGAGGTCACGGTGTTCGGCCTCGGCCCCAAGTGCGACGACCTGCAATGCCTGGGTGCCATGCGCCTGGGTGAGCAGAAGTTGATTGATGTGCTGCTCGATCCTGAATGACTGGTTACGGATTCAGTTGTTCCAGTTCTTCTGCGCGGGCTATGGCTTCAGCCTCAGTTTCGAAGTGGTCGTTCGTGTAGTCGCCCGTTTTGCTGTCAATGATGTGGTAGTTGATCGCGACAAAAGCGGGCACGTAATCGGCATCATCAACAACGAATCCTGGGACCAGCTTGATCTCCTGCGGTGGCATTACCATATATCTGGGCATAGCGAACTCCTGGGTTGGTGTGCCGCAGGTGAGTGCGGCACGGACGTATTACTCAGCGTCACGCATCCGCTGTGCAACACCTTGTAGATAAGTGATCAGGTATTCGACCTGGGCAGCTGACGTGGCTATCGGGTAGTCGCCGAGGACCGCTCGCAAGATGTCGTGGTGGTCAACGTAGAACAAGTCACCGTCAATGTATGAGGCGTACTCAGTATTCGATATATCGCGCATCGTTGGGATGTCGATTGCGTTGGCGCCATATTCGATCTTCACATCAAGCTTCATGGGTTCACCTTGCCAGTGAGTAGGGATCATCACCAATACCGGCAACCCGCCACCATTACAAGCTCAAGGTGATCCATGGATAGGCCATACCCTCCATCGTCACTGCTTCAGCTGTCCGAGTTATCCGAATTCGGTATCCGCCTAACACCGGCGCCTGAGGTCTGGGAATGGCTCCAGGCCGAGATACTTGCCGACACGGGCAGCATTCACAACGAAGACCACGCCCACCTACTCGATGCAGATATCCGGGTCATGTGGGCGTCGTCGAGCTTCGAGAAGCAAGGCCGTACAGTCCTGGGCCAGGCCGAACAGGTAGCGTTCCGCGCCGGCGGCTGGCAGAAGGCTCGGATGGAGCAACAGATGCGTGATTGGTTCGGCGATGTGCCGTCCTTCATCATCACGCTGGCTGCTGACTACTGCGCCCACTGCACAGACCTTGAGTTCTGCGCACTCATCGAACACGAGCTGTACCACATTGCTCACGCCAACGATAAGTACGGCCAGCCAGCCTTCAACAAGGAGGGCGCGCCAAAGCTTGAGATGCGTGGACATGACGTCGAAGAGTTCGTCGGCGTTGTCCGCCGCTACGGTGCGAGCCCTGACGTTCAAGCGCTGGTGGATGCTGCAAACAGTCCTGCTGAGGTGGGGAAATTGAACATTGCGAGGGCCTGCGGAACCTGTCTGCTCAAGCTGGCCTGAATGTGAGACAGGCATGAGACGGAACCCAATCTATGGCAGCCCTGAAAAACGATGTGAAAGCCTTCATCGTTCAGGCTTTGGCGTGTTTCGACACTCCCACGCTCGTCTCACAAAACGTTAAGCATGAATTCAACATCGATGTGACCCGCCAGCAGGTTGAGCAGCACGACCCAACAAAGCGCGCCGGAGCCAATCTGGCAGCCAAGTGGCGCACCCTATTTGAAGACACTCGCAAGCGGTTCCGTGAAGAAACAGCCGAGATTCCTATAGCCAATCGAGCCCATCGGCTGCGAACGCTTGGCCGTATGGCGGAGAAGGCCGAGAACTCAAAGAATATGGCGTTAACGGCCCAGCTGTTGGAGCAGGCCGCTAAGGAGACGGGAGACGTATACGTCAATCGACGCGTTGAGCCTGACAAGTCGCTGGATGAAGAAATCAAACGGCTTGAGATCGAGAAGCGTAAGGCCGAGCTCAAGCTGATAGAGAAGGGCGGCGGCAACTCCAACGCCCAGCTGCTGGCCGATTTGATCGCGAGGCTGCCGTCATGATCGCGAACACTGGCAACCTGATGCTGGATCGTCAGCTGTCTCGTTGGTACCCGCTCAAGGATCACCCGGTGCAGCTCGCCTTGGTGGCCGCTGTGTCTGAAGGCATTCGCTTCCCTCTGGTGCCAGCTGGGCGACGCAGCGGCAAGACTGAGCGGTTCAAGCGTTTCGTTGTGAAGCAGGCATCGGCCTACACCGGCATGTACTTTGCCGCAGCGCCGACGCATGCCCAGGCGAAGAAAATCTTCTGGGATGACCTCAAGGCTTTCACGCTGTGCTGCATGCACAGCCGCCGGCCGTCCGAGTCGGACCTGATCATCTATATGGACAATGGCAGTGAGATTCACGTCATTGGCCTGGATAAACCGCAGCGGATTGAGGGTATTCCCTGGACCGGCGGCGGCATTGATGAGTTTGCTGACATTAAGCCGGACGCCTGGGAGGCAAACATTCTCCCGGCGCTGAACACCGTCAACCCAACCATGCCGGATTACCGGGCCTGGTGCTGGCTACTCGGCGTACCGGACGGCCTGAACCACTATTACGACCTGTGCATGCAGGCGGAGTCGGGCAATGACCCGAACTTCCGTGTGTTCCACTGGAAATCGGCCGAGATTCTTCCGGCTGACGTAATGGACGCAATGAAGCGGGCCATGTCGGCCAAGCAGTTCAAGCAGGAATTTGAAGCATCGTTCGAAACGGCGTCTGGCCGGATCTACGAGGACTACAGCAAGGCGAACACCACGGATGCAGCCATTGAGCCGCATGAGCAGCTGATGTGGATGCACGATCAGAACTTCACGCCTCTGTCATCTGCGATCGGTGTCCGGCGCAACGATGGCAAAGACCTTTATCTGCTCGATGAGATTGTGCTGATCAGCGCCGTTTCGAAGCAGTCAGCTGCTGAGTTCGTGGACAAGTTCAAGGATCACAAGAACAAGCACGTCCTGATCTACGGTGACCCGGCGGGCAAGGCGGGCGAGAAGCACGGCCACGCTTCTGACTACACCGACATCGAGGGCGTGCTTAAGGCTAATGGCTGGACGTACACGCGCAAGGTCAAGCCGGCGCACCCGTCCATCAAGGACCGGCAGAACGCCGTCCGGGCGAAGATCCTGACCGCCTCAGGCGAAACCAGCTTGTTCATCAACCCTGTCACGGCTCCCTGGTGCCACAAGGGCTTGAGCACGGTTCAGCTTCAAATGGGCTCGACCTTCCAGGAAGACCAGAAGAATGACTACCAGCACATCACCACAGCGATCGGCTATTGCATCGACGTTGAGTGGCCGTGCATCAAACGCACCGCATCCACTGAAAATCTGAGAATGTGACCCCATGAGCAACGACCCAAGCAAAACGCTACCGGCCGTAGACGCCATGCGCGAAGACTGGGCTCTTGTTGACGCGCTGATGGGCGGAACTAAGGCGATGCAACTGGCTGGCAAGCTCTACCTGCCGAAGTGGCCAAAGGAGGATGACGACGCCTATAAGGAGCGCCTGTCGCTCTCCACACTACTGCCTGCGTTCAGTGAGACCGTCCAGAACATGAAGGGCAGGGTGTTCGCAGAACATATCGCGCTCGGCGACGATGTGCCTGAGTCGATCAAGGCCTACGTGCAGAACTTCGACCGCCAGGGCAATAACCTTCAAGTCTGGGCTCAACAGCTATTCACCGTAGGGCTTTCCCATGGCCTTTGCCATGTGCTGGCTGATTACCCCAAGACGAAAGACGAGCAGGGCAACTCTGTCGTACGCACTGCTGCGGACGAGAAGGCCGCCGGTGTTCGCCCATATGCGGTGATGATTCACCCCCAGCAGGTGATTGGCTGGCTCACAGAAGAGAAGGGGGGCGAATGCTCGCTGTCTCAGTTCTGGTATGCCGAGGCTGTCGAAGAGCGAGCCGGCGATTTCGGGGTGACTGTGATCCCGCAGATCAGGGTGTTGATCCCTGGTGGCTGGAAGGTGTACCGCAAGACCGAGGACGCCAACGGCAAGAAGGAGTGGACCAAGGTTGATGAGGGGACGAACACGCTCTCTGTCATCCCGCTGGCCACCTTCTACACCAAGCGCACGGGCTTCATGACCGCAACGCCGCCGCTGTTGGAGCTGGCGCACCTCAACAAGAAGCACTGGCAGTCCCAAAGCGACCAGGACAACATCCTGCACGTAGCCCGGGTGCCGATGCTGATGATCTCCGGTATCGATGACGAAGCTTTTGAGCTAAAGGTTGGGACCAGTTCCGCAACCAAGCTGCCTACAGGCGGCGACATGAAGTGGGTGGAGCATACCGGAACCGCCATCGAGGCCGGGCGCAAGTCGCTGGAGGATCTTGAGGACCAGATGCGTATCGCTGGCGCCAAGTTGCTCCAGAAGGAAAAGCAGTCCACCAAAACAGCTACCCAGGCCGAGGAAGAGGCTGCTCAAGAGATGAGCCCGCTACAAACCATGGCCGGCCAGCTTGAGGACACGCTTGACCAGGTGCTTCAGTACTTCGCGCTCTGGAAAGGGGAGAAGGAGGGCGGCCACGTGAAGGTGAATGGCAACTTTGACGTGGACTTCGCACCGGAAACCACTCTTCCACTGCTGCTTAACATGGCAACCCAAGGCCGGCTCTCCGACGAAACCCTGTTCAATGAGTACAAGCGCCGTGGCGTGGTCTCTGATGACATTGAGTGGGAGGTCGAGAAGCAGAAGATCGCCGACCAGGGGCCAGCGCTCGGAGCTCTCTAAATGGCAACGGTCAACGAGATCCTTCAGGACGAGCATATCGCTCACGCGGTATCGCTGGAAAAGTACAAGCTTGGCGTGGTGCGGCGCATCATTACTCAGCTGAATCGGTCGGATGCCAGCCTATCGGCGGCGCTGACCGAGGCCCTGGAGCGAATGCCTGCCGAATCATTCACTGTAGAGCGTCTTGAGCTGCTACTGAGTGAGGTGAGGGCAGTAAACGCCCAAGCCTACGACCAAGTGTTCACCGCGCTTGAAGCTGACCTGCAGGAGCTTGCGGGCTACGAGGCCAACTGGCAGCAGACACTGTTCCAGCAGGCACTGCCAGAGCCGGTGCTGGTGCGCTTCCCGTTGGTGAGCATCAGTTCTGAACAGGCATATGCGGCCGCGATGTCTCGGCCGTTCCAGGGGCGCCTGTTGCGCGACTGGGGCAAGCAGGTAGGCGCTGAGCGCATGGTCAAGGTCCGCAATGCGATCCGATCCGGCTACCTGGAAGGCAGGACCACCGACCAGATCATCCGCAGTATTCGCGGCACTAGGGCGGCCGGCTATGCTGATGGCTTCCTTGAGCGGCCTCGGAAGGACTTGGCAGCGGTCGTGCAAACGGCCGTGAGCCACACCGCAGCCACGGCACGAGAACAGTTCAATGTTGCGAACAGCGAAATCCTGAAAGCTGAGGACTGGCTCAGCACCCTGGACACGAAGACCTCCACCGACTGCATCATCCGTGACAAGCTTTCGTATGAGGTTGGCACGCACAAGCCGATAGGGCACAAGGTGCCGTGGCTACAAGGCCCTGGGCGAATTCACTTCTGCTGCCGCAGCACTTCAACGCCGCGAACCAAGTCGTGGCGAGAGCTTGGTATTCCCATTGATGAGATGACACCAGGTCAGCGGGCAAGCATGGACGGCCAGGTGCCGGCTGACACTACCTTCAGCACTTGGCTTGCTCGTCAGTCCGATGCGCGCAAGGCTCAGGTGCTCGGACCAATGCGGTATCAGCTCTACAAGGGCGGCAAGAGCCTTGAGGATTTCTACTCGCCAACCGGTGAGTGGCTGACCCTGGAGCAGATCAAGCAGCATGACGCGCAGGCATTCGCTAAGATGGCTGCATGACCAAGGAGAATAAGCCATGTTAGTGAAGTTGATCGGTGGCACAAATGACAGGCAGACGGTAGATATTTTGGATGGTGATACGTCTATCAGCGTTCCAAAGCGCCATACTGGATTCCAGCGGGTAGTCGGGGATCTCGGCCATGAGCGCTACATTTGCCAGGAAGTAATTGGCGCCAACGGCGCAAGCTGGTCGTTTTTCGTCATCGAAGGCGGTGACGCTCTTGACATCCTTCAGAGGTCCTACGGTGGCTGACGCGCCGCGCTTTCACCTCATTCAAGGCACGCCAGCCCCGGACACTCCGGCGGAACAGGTGCGCAAGCGCATTCGGGCGATGCCCAAGCCAGCAACGATGGTTCAATGTCATCGCTGCGGCGGGCGCGAGGTGATCGAAACGAAGATCGGCGTGCTAATGAAGAATGGCAGGCCGACTGGCGGTACCAAGACGATGATTTGTGTTGGGTGCCTACTGAGGGGGGGAACGAGTGTTAGTCTAGGGCTCGCGCCTGAAACTCTATGGCAATCAAAGCGTTTCAGACGCCCCTATAAATACTTCACGATGAAGGTCGCTATGAAACTCAGGAAACCCTCAGACGTGCATGAGTTGGACGTTACCAAGCATGCCGTGAAATTGTTGAGAGAGCTCGCTGATAATATTGAAAGCGGCGCGGCAGAGTTAAAGTCTGCGCATCGTTGCTGGAATGACGACGATCTCCCTCTGCAGAGCATGATTGTAGTGTTTGAGAAGGATCCAACTTCGAAGCTATAAGCTGATGAGTATTTTCTGCCCTGGCATTCGCTGGGGCTTTTTTATGGGCGCAATTCCGGATGGATAGCGCCGCACCGGGCCGGATGGCCTAGCAGATGGGCGGATGCCTGGAGACTAACTGATGAAACTGAAACTCGACGAACAAGGCCATGTGGTCGTGCAGGATGGCAAGCCGGTTTACACGCATGACGATGGAAAGGACGTAGCGTTTGACGCACCGTCGGCCGTATCCAAAATCACTGCGCTGAACGCCGAAGCCAAAGGGCACCGCGAAGCCAAAGAAACCGCCGAAGCTCGCGCCAAGGCATTCGAAGGCATCGAAGACCCTGAAAAGGCCCGCGCAGCACTGGCTACCGTCGCAAACCTCGACGCCGGGCAATTGGTCCAGGCCGGTAAGGTGGATGAGATCAAGCAAGCAGCCATCGCCGCCACAGAGGAGAAGTTCAAGGCGCAGGTGACCACGCTCGCTGAGCAGATCAAAACCGTCACTGCGGAGCGCGACACCACCACCGGCATTCTCTACCAGGAGAAGATCGGCGGCGCCTTCGGCCGTTCCAAGTTCGTCACCGACAAAATCGCTGTTCCGCCCGACATGCTGCAAAACACCTTCGGCAAGGCTTTCAAGGTCGAGGAAGGCAAGGTCGTGGCTTATGGCGACGATGGCAACAAGATCTACAGCCGCGCCCGCCCTGGTGAGCTGGCTGACTTCGACGAGGCGCTGGAAGCCCTGGTCGAGCGCTACCCGTACCGCGACAACATTCTCAAGGGCACCGGCGCCAGTGGCGGCGGCTCTCCGAACAATGGCGGCAAGGGTGGCGACAAGAAGACCCTTCCGCGAGCCGCATTTGATGCGCTTGATCCAGCCGCCAAGGCTGATCATGCACGCAATGGCGGCTTGGTAACTGACTGACCAACGCCGCCGGGGTTTGCCCGGCAAGTAATCAATGCCCGCCACTGAGCGGGCTTTTTTGTGGAGAAAGCCAAAATGGCGAACACCCTTAACGGCCTGGTGCCGGCTCTGTACGAAGCGCTCGATGTCATCTCTCGCGAGATGACGGGCTTCATCCCGGCGGTATCCCGTGATTCGTCCGTTGCCCGTGCGGCAATCGGCCAGGACGTGCTGGTGCCCATCACCAGCGAAGTGGCTGCGGCTGACAACGTTCCGGGCGTTACCGCTCCGGACTCGGGCGACACCATCGTCGATAACGTCGCGGTGGCCATCACCAAGAGCAAGCACGTTCCGGTACGCTGGAATGGTGAGCAGACCAAGGGCCTGCAAAACGCCGGCACCTTCTCGTCCATCCAGGCGGATCGCTTCTACCAGGCGATGCGCACCCTGGTGAACGAGGTGGAGAAGGATCTGTGGTTGGAGGCTTACCGCAATGCCTCCCGCGCCTACGGCACCGTTGGCACCACGCCATTCGGCACTGCGGCTGACCTGTCCGACTTCGCTGGCGTGCTGGGCATCCTGGAGCAGAACGGTGCTCCAACTAACGACCTGCAGCTGGTCCTGGGTCACTCTGCCATCGGCAACATGCGCGGCAAGCAATCTGGCCTGTTCAAGGTTAACGAGGCAGGTTCCAGCGACATGCTGCGTAACGGCATGACCGACCGCATCATGAACATGGCGATCCGCCATTCCCACCAGGTGGGTCGACACGTCAAAGGTACCGGCGCCGCTTACGTCACCAACGGCTCCACCGCTATCGGTGCGACCAACGTCGCTCTGGCGACCGGTACCGGCACTGTTCTGGCTGGCGATATCGCGACCTTCGCGGCTGACGGCGACAACAAGTACGTCGTCGGTGCCGGTGTTGCGGCTCCGGGCACCATCACCCTCAACAAACCCGGCTCGCAGATCGTCATCCCGACCGGCAACGCGCTGACGCTGGGCAACTCGTACACCGCGAACGTGGCGTTTGCCCGCTCTGCGATCGTACTGGCCACCCGTGCCCCGGCAATGCCTGAGGGCGGCGACTCGGCCGACGACGTGATCACCATCACCGACCCGCTGACGGGCCTGTCGTTCGAAATTGCGGTCTACCGCCAGTTCCTGCAAACGGCCTACCACGTCCGTCTGGCCTGGGGCTGCCGCGCAATCAAGGATGAGCACATCAGCCTGTTGGTCGGCTAACTCAACCACAACGACAACCAGGGGCTTCGGCTCCTGCGTTGTTTCTGGAGAATGACAATGGCTGGACTGACGAAAGAACAGAAGGCGGCAAAGGCACTGCTGGCCAAGGCTATCGAACTCAGCGGTTTGAGTGCGGAGGCTTTTGAGGCCCTGGGCGAGCAGGAGCGTGCTGACTGGAACAAAAGCGCCCAGGATGCGATTGATTTGCTTGTGGCAGACGCTCAACGCCTTGCGGATGAGGCTGCGGCGGCGAAGCCGAAAGGTAAGCCTGTCTCGGAAGACGACGAGCCGGACTACACCGGCCTGGTGAAGGTTGAGCAGGGCGGCGAGCAGTTGCATGTTCACCCGTCCTGCCTGGACGACCACAAGCGTCTCGGCTGGAAAGAGGTCTGATATGGCTCTGGTGATCGAGAACGGCAAGGTGGTGCCAGGCGCCGACAGCTTCGCAACGGCCGCCGAACTGGTCACCTATGCCACGAACTTCGGCAAGGTCATCCCCGCAGATGTAGTAGCGCAGGAATCCCTGCTGCGCCGCGCAGCCCTGCAAATGGATGCGATGCCATGGAAGGGCAGGGCCGTGAATCGTGACCAGGCGCTGGCCTGGCCTCGGGCCGAGGTCAAGCGTCAGGGCTGGGTGTTGCGCTTCGACGAGATTCCGCCGCAGATCAAGGCTGGCCAGATGGCCTTGGCCGCCGAGATCCATGCGGATGACCTGATCGCGCCTGAAACCAAAACGGGAGCAGTCGTTTCCGAAACTGTTGGGCCGATCAGTACCACGTTTGCAGTTGCCACCAAGTCGGTGAGCAAGCCAGCAGCAACTCGGCAGTCGTATGCCCAGTTCTCCGGCCTGCTGGAATCCTCAAGTCAGGTCAACCTGGTACGAAGCTGATGGCAGATATTTATGATCGAGCCAAAGCGACCGCCACTAGGATGCTGGCGCCGCGCTCAAGGGGTGGTAAGGGGTTAGAGCTTTCTCTGATTCGGGTCACGACCGGTGAGTACGACCCCGAGATTGGTGGGAGCCCAGTACTCACGGAGCAGTTCGACGGCTCAGGTCTTCGCCAAAACTATCGCCAGCAAGATATCGACGGCTCGCTGATCAAGCAGGGGGACGTAAAGATCCTGATCTCTCCAGTGCTGCTGGATGGCGCAGACACGCCCCAACCGGTGACGCTGGACAAGATCGCCTTCGACGGTGACACCTACACGGTTCAGCACGTCGATCCTTGGGACTACGCCGGCATTGCCGTCGGCTTCAGTGTGCAGGCCAGAAAATGAGCTTCTCGCTCGATTTGAAAGCGTTTGTGGAGAAGGCAAAGGGGAATGTCGAGCAGGTAATTCAGAAAACATCTATTGATTTGCTGTCTGCGGTGGTTGATCGATCCCCTGTAGGGAACCCAGAGCTATGGGCGATTAACGCTACGGCTACGCAGTACAACGCGGAAGTAGAGCGCCTCAATACGGAGATGCGCAACAACCCAAAGAACCTGTCAAAGAATGGTCGCATGAAGCCTGGGCGACTGATCAGGGATGGCATGGACCTGGTAGCCGGCAAAGACTATGTCGGCGGCCGCTTCAGGGGTAATTGGCAGGTATCGTTTGATACGGCTATTACCGGGAACATCGAGCGGATTGACCCAAATGGTAGCGCCAGTAAATCAGCCGGCGCTGCGCTGATGCAAACATTCACCACTGAGGTAGGCACGATCTGGATGATGAACAACCTTCCTTACGGTCCGCGTCTTGAGTATGAAGGCTGGTCGAGCCAGGCACCGGCGGGCATGGTGCAGGTTTCCGTCACCGAGGCTCAAACCTATCTCAATAAGGCCGTTTCGGAGCTATCGAAATGAGCGACAGAATCATCCGAAGCCTTTTCGAGGCTCGCCTGAAAGCATGGGCGTCGGCCCGTGTTCCTGCGCTGCCGATTGCCTACGAGGACGTAGCGTTCACGCCGCCGGCGAATGACGCGCCCTACCTGAAAATATTCCTCCTGCCGGGAAATACTGATAGCGAGGATCTTGAGGGCAAGCACGCTTCGTATCGGGGCGTGCTGCAGATCAGTGTGGTAACGAAGGCAGGGGAAGGCCGGGGGGGCGCCGGGCTGATTGCCGATGAGATCTCGGCGCTCTATCCAAACAACATGGCGCTCACGAAAGCAGAATTCACCGTGTTCATCCGTTCGCCAATGGCGACTGCTGGAGCAATCCAGGGCGATACAACCAGTTCACTACCTCTGTCCTTCCAGTACAGGGCTGACACCTTCTAATCCGCCCATTGGGCAAACCCAGAACCCGCCATTGAGCGGGTTTTGTCATTTCTGCAAAGAGGAAAAACCCATGGGCTACAAGATCCCCAACGGCGGCACCTTCCAGCACGCCGCAACCTATGCCGCTGCACTGGCGTTCGCCACCATCAGCAACGCGAGCGAGGCCGTGGCCACCGTCGTTGGCAGCACCCTGGCCGCTGGCGATATCGTTCTTCTCAGCTCCGGCTGGAGCAAGCTGGACAACAAAGTGGTGCGCGTGAAAACGGCCACAGCCACCGCTATCACCCTGGAAGCGATCGATACCACTGACACGCAGATCTTCCCGGCCGGTAACGGCGCAGGAACCATGAAGAAGGTGTTGACCTGGGTGCAGATCCCTCAGGTAACCGACTTGGCCTTCTCGGGCGGCGAACAGAACTATCTGGATGTGGTGTTCCTTGAGAACGATCAAGGCAAGCAAATCCCAACTGACAAGTCCGCCGCCAGTATGGTGCTAACCATTGCCGATGATCCGGCCCAGCCATTCAACGCTGTGCTGATGGCTGCCGACGCAGGCAAGCAGGTGCAAGCAGCGCGCCTCAACCTGCCGGGCAATGACACGCTGCTCTACGGGGCCTATACATCGTTCTCAAAACAGCCGGCTGTCTCGCGCAACAACCTGCTGACCCGCACCGTCAACCTGGCGCTGCAGGCCGAGCCAACCCGCTACCTGACCGTGGTGGCGTAAACAATGGCCAAGTTCAAGATTGCCCAGAACCCTACCTTCAAAGCCGACGTGGACATTCCGCGCGTCGGCGGCGCCACGATCAAGGTGCCTTTCGAGTTCAAGTATCGCGACCGCAAGGAGCTCGCCGCGCTGTTCGCGGGGTGGCAGGAGAGCGCAAAGGAAGATCAGGAGCGGCTCAAGGCCAAGGGTGATGATCTGACTCTGATCGACATCACTGATTCTCATATTGAGCGTCAGGTGGAGCAGGTCGCCCAACTGGTCGCTGGCTGGGGCTTTGACGACAAGCTGAGCCCTGAGTCAATCCGTGCCTTGGTAGAAACCTCTGCCGGAGCAGGGGATGCCATTGTCGAGGCATACCAGAAGGCGTTTTCCTCCGCTCGCTTGGGAAACTAATCGCCGCGGCGCGCTCGCTATACGAGCCGGGCGCGCCGTCCGATCAGATGCGACTGTTCGGCTTATCCCCTGAAGACCTTGAGCAGGACGTGGATGTCTGGTCGGACAACTGGCTGGCTTTCAGCCTCTTCAATGCCCTTGCCACGCAATGGCGTACAGGGGCGTGCGGCGCAACAGGGCTCGACTACACGTCCATTCGAGACGTGGCCGAATACCTCGGCATCAAGAGAAAAACCATCCCGGAAATATTCCACGACCTTCAAGTAATGGAGGCCGAGGCGCTCGCTGTCATGGCGGAGTCGAGAGACAGCAGCCAGTAATTGCTGGCACTTATTCAAGGTGATTCAATGGATATCGCATCGCTCGGCATTAAGATCGATACGTCGGACGCCGCGAAAGCCGTCACAGACCTCGACAAAGTCGTGCAGTCCGGCGAAAAGGCCGAAAAGGCGGCAGAGGGTATTGCGGCAGGTTTCGATAAGGCGTCCGCCTCCGCTTCCGACCTTTCGTCTTCTGAGCGCAAGCTCTCCGAGACGCTCGACGAGGCCAAGGCTCGCTTACTGGCGACAGCTAAAGCTTCACTGGAGTCGAGCGAGTATTACCAGCGCCTGACTACCAGCGTGAACACGACCGCAACAGCGATGGATAGCTCTGGCTCGTCTGCAAGTAGCCTGGCAGCGCTTCAGCGTCGATTGCAGGCTGAATCTGATGCACTGGTCGGCTCGACTGATAGGCAGGCTGAGGCGACCAAGAAGGCGGCAGCAGCAACTGGCGTTCAAGCCGAGGGGCTGCAAGAGCTGCTCGGCAAGATCAACCCAGTGCAAAAAAAGCTGCAGGAGTTAGATGATCTTCAATCTCAACTTGAGAAGCACCGCAAGGCTGGAAATATCGACGCTGAAGGCTTTAAATCCTACTCGGCTGATATTGATGCGGCCCGCGTAAAGCAAAAAGGCTTCAATGACGAGGCAGGTAAGTCCGGCGGCGTGTTCGACAAGCTCAAGTTGGGCACCCGCCAGGCGCAGGAAAACGTTGTTCAGCTCGGAAACGCATTTTCGACTGGAGACATTGGTAGCGGTGTTCGCGCCATTGCGCAACTCGGAGCGGGCGCCGGCTCAAGCGCTTTAAGCCTTCTGGCGCTTGTTGGACCAATTGCCGCCGTAACTGCTGTGCTCGCAGGCTTAACTGTCGCTTATTACAAGGGCAGCGCTGAAACCAAGGCGTTCAATGACTCACTGATCCTGACCGGGAACTACGCCGGCACGAATGCTGGCCAGCTCAGTGACATGGCCAGGCAGATCGGTGCCACGGTCGGTACCACAGGGGCGGCAGCATCTGCCTTAGCAAGCCTGGCCGGCACCGGCAAGATAGCCGGCGGCAGCTTTGAAGAGATTGCCTCTGCCGCTCTTTCGATGGAGGAGGCAACAGGCAAGTCAGTCGATGCAACCATCGCTGAGTTCGTCAAGATCGCGAAAGATCCAGTGGCTGCCGCCAAGGAGCTGAACGACCAATACCACTTCCTAACCGCGTCCGTTTACTCTCAAATCGTCGCATTGAAAGAGCAGGGCGACACCATTGGTGCGGCCAAGCTTCTGACGGACACCTATGCCGACACGGTGCAGGATCGGTCGAAGCAGATCACAAACAACCTCGGTTACGTCGAGCGCGCATGGAAAGGTATTACCGACGAGGCCAAAAAATCCCTGGATGCGATCAAGAATATTGGTCGCGATGAAGGGCCGGCCAAAAGGATTACCGAGCTAACGCAGAAAGTCGCTTTTGCAGAGAGTGCGCTCAAGGCTGATCCTGATGACAAGGACGCCAAAAAGAAGCTTTCTGAGTCAAAGCTAGAGTTGGACTTCCTCGTAAAACAGCGGGATACCCAGGACGCAATAAACAAGGCCCAGGCGCTCTATCAGGAGACTCAAGACAAGGGTCAGGACGCCCAGAGAAAGTTCGACACGAGGGCTAAGAGCACTCGCTCGAACAAGGATAAGCGCAAGGATGAGCTCGATGACCTACAGAAGGAAATCGACGATATTCGTCGAGCCAATCCTAATGACTCCCGGCTGTCTCAGACCAAGATTGAACAGCAGAAAGCTGCCATCAATGACAAGTATAAGGATCCCAAGGTAGCCGCCGGCTCCGTAGACCTTACTGGCTTCAATACCGCTCAAAACGCCCTGAAAGAGCTACAGGCGACGTATTCGAACACCCAAAAGCAACTTGATGCCGCGCAAAAGGCAGGCCTGATCTCGCAGGATGTTTACGCCACGCAGCGAGCGGTGCTGATCAATGCCGAGAAGGAGGAAGTTACTTCCGCCTATCAGGCTGAGATTGATGCGCTTGATGCGGCCAAGGCCAAGAAAGGCACAACGGCAGCGCAAAGCATCCAGCTTGACCAGAAGATCGCTGATGCACGTACCAATATGGTCAAGGCGCAGAAAGATGCCGACGGTCAGCTTGAAGTTTTGGCGACAGCCGAGAAGGGGCGGCTTGATAAGCAGAAGTACGCGATCGATCAGTATGTCCAGGCGCTTGGGCAGCAACAGAAAGCTCTGGAGCTGGCTGGGCAGCGCGCCGTGCTGGGAGTTGGTCAGGGTGACCGCCAGAACGCGCTCAACGGCGAACTGAACAGCCAGCAGGACCGGTTTGCTCAGCAGTCGTTGGAACTGGAAAACCAGCGTTCCGATCCGTCGCGGAACATGTCGGATGAGGAATTCACCCGTAAGTCTCAGGCGCTCGCAGATGCGAATAAGAAGGCCACCGACCAGATCCGGCAGAACTATGCGGATGTGGAGGCTGCTCAGGGCGACTGGACAAAAGGCGCGACCGCCGCATGGGAAAACTATCTGGATTCGGCGAAGAACATCGCTGGTCAGACCAAGAGCCTGTTCGGCAACGCCTTCAGTTCCATGGAGGATTCCATCGTCAACTTTGCCATGACCGGTAAGGCGTCGTTCTCGGACTTCGCCAAATCAATCCTGGCCGACATGGCGCGTATCGCGACCCGCCAAGCCAGCTCCGCATTGCTGGGCAGTCTAGTCGGGGCGGCGGCCAGCTATTTCGGCGGGGGTGCCGCTGCAGGAGCGGGCAACGGGCTGGCGGCTGGGTCAGCCGGTGCGGTGTCATCTAACCTTGGCGCCTCCCAAGCGGGCTACTCCAGCACGTACATCGATGGTTTCAGGGCGGCCGGTGGGCCGGTAGATCCAGACTCCTTGTATCGTGTTAACGAGCTTGGTCCGGAACTGTACAGCGAGGGTGGCAAGTCGTACCTGATGACGGGGGCAAACGGCGGGAGCGTCACACCACTTGCTTCAGGGGGCGGCGCAGGTTTGTCGGGTATGTCGGGAGCCGGGGCTGCGCAGATCAGTGTTTCGGTAACGCTTAACAGTGATGGATCGAACAAGACGGAAACGAACACCCTAGGTATCGAGCAGTTCGGTAAGGATATTGGGGCATTCGTTGATACGCGGTACAGGAAGCTTTTATCTATGGATCTGCGTCCTGATGGAGCCATTGGCAGGGCAATGATTCGTCGATGACTGTTAGATCAGGGAGGACCGCACCTTTTCGATCACTAGTTTTTCTAGCTGATTGAAGGTGAGATCGCGCGCGCCTTCATGCTCAAAGGTGACGCCGATTCTGCCCCCGCCCTGGCCGCCCGGTATGTCGAGGAGAACATCTACGCTGCCGCAGATGCTTGATTTGCCGGATTCGGCAATGTGGTCATCGACGCTCAGTTCCAGCACTTTAAGTTCCATAAAAGCCTCTTTCCTTGGTTAAAAAATCATTCTATCCGGAGCCGTCATGGCAATCGAGACTTTCGCCTGGGTAACGCAGAACGGGGATTCGCCAACATTTGAATACCGGACGAGAGAGTCCCGGTTTGGGGGAGGCTACAAGCAAGTTGTTGGTGATGGGCCAAACAATAAAGAGGACTCATACCCAATCACGCACACCGGGAGCAAGGCGCGAGCGCTTGAAATTATGGCGTTCTTCGACCGACACGCTGGGGCGAAAGCTTTTCTCTGGACAACTCCGCTTGGCGATCTCGGTCTTTTCACATGCAAGGATCCCGTCCCGACCCCTATGGGTGGAGGGGTTTTCAAATTAACAGCGACGTTCGAGCGCGCGTTCCACCCATAAGGAGCTCCTATGTCGCTTATCAGCGATATCCAGACGCTAGAGCCTGGTAGTGAAGTGCTGCTGTTTGAGTTGGACGGCTCCGACTATGGAGCTGACGTTTTAAGATTTCACGGGCACGCCATCCCGCACACCCCCGAGGATTTGTTGACTGTAGGCGTGAATGCAGACCAGCTGCCTGCCAAGTCGATCTGGTGGCAAGGAAACGAGTACGCGGCATGGCCTATGCAGATTGAAGGCATTGAAGCGAACTCGAACGGCACTGCTGTCCGGCCCACCCTTTCGGTTGGCAACGTCAACGGAAGGATTACTGCGCTCTGCCGCGCCTTCGATAATCTCGTTGAGTTCAAACTGACCATTCGGCTCACGGCGGGTCGATACCTCGACGCTGTTAATTTCCCGAACGGCAACCCAAGCGCCGACTCTTCCGAGGAATCGCTTGAGGTTTGGTATATCGATCAAAAGGTCAGCGAAAACGGCACGATTGTTTCTTGGGAGCTTGCCAGTCCTGGGGATGTAGGTGGCGAGTCGATTGGTCGGCAGATGACGACGCTTTGTCACGAGGCGATGACGGGGGGCTATAGAGGTCCTGTATGCGGGTATACCGGGCCATACGTAGACGAGGACGGAAACGCTACCGATGACCCTGAAAAGGATGTATGCAGCGGATGCTTAGGTACTGGCTGCGAGGCACGATTCGGCGCAGAAAACGAGCTTTCGTTCGTGGGCTTCCCTGGTGTTTCTTTGATTGCGCGGAGCTGATGATGCAAAAGAATATTTTCGCCGCCTTGCAAGCGCATGCTGCGTCCGAGTATCCACGCGAATGTTGCGGACTGATCATTGCGGTTGGCCGAAAGCAGATTTATGTACCTTGCCTCAACACGGCACTGGAGCCTTCGGAAGAGTTCCGCATTGATCCCGAAGAGTACGCGGCAGTCGAAGATAGGGGCGAGGTGATCGGCATCGCTCACTCGCACCCTGACGCTACCAGCCGTCCATCGCCGCGGGACCTGGCTATGTGCGAGGCCACGGCCTTGCCCTGGCACATATTATCGTGGCCTGAAGGGGACTTGCGCACGGTCATGCCCACCGGCAGCACGCCGTTACTCAAGCGACCATTTGTTCATGGGGTATGGGACTGTTGGGCGATATGCGCCGAGTGGTACCAGCGTGAATGGGGGATTGAGTTTGAATCCTTCCAGCGCACCGATGGTTGGTGGGAGAGTGCGGAGAACGCCAGCCTGTACGAGCAGCACTATGAGGCTGCGGGCTTCGTGCGTGTCGACCGCCCACAGCGTGGCGACATGATCGTCATGCACGTCGGGCGGACAGTTCACCCGAACCATGCCGGGATCTACCTGGGCACTGATCCGGCGTTACCTGGCGAAGAGTCGGGCGCGTTCGGCCCAGGCCCGTTCCTGCTGCACCACCTGTACGGCAGGCCGTCGGAAATTATCGTATTCGGCGGGCCCTGGCACGACCGGACGCGCCTGATCCTCAGGCACAGAGACGCAAAACAACCAACATGACGCGGCATGGCCGCGGGGAGTACTTATGAAGTCTTCGGAGCAAAAAGTAGGCACAGGCTCGGTAGCCAGGAAGATCCTGAAACCGAGCGAGTATCCACGAATGATCATTTCCGAAGGAGACAAGCCCCGTCTTATCGGGATCCTATTTTCGGAGCCTTCAGTCGAGCAATAAGCATATCAATGAGCACACCATATTGCTCTGCGTCTGCTTCGGTAGGGAGAGATTTGAGTTCTGTCAGCTCCTGAATTAGCGCATCCGAATCAAATGAGGGAAGCTTATGTAGAACGGTGATGACTGAGGCGGTAGCGTTGATATTGGCTAGAGCGCTTGTCGTTAGAGCCCGTTCAAGAAGCCCAACTCGCTGTTCAATCGTAAGGTTTTGAGACGCCACATTGACCTCCAGGTCGTAAGCGCGCCGAAATTGGCGCAACCCCAGTCCTTGGGCTTGCAGGCGAAGGACTGGGGAATTCTTTAAGCTTTTGTTTGGGTTTTGACGATCAACTGCCACTGCACAGGGACCGAGTGGTTAGTGTGTTGGTGTCGGTTTTGAGGAGGGAATTTGTCGTCTTTGTTGGAGGTGATCTCGTCACCGCATCCGGTGCATCGGTAAATACCGGAAGCAGGTACGGTGGCACCGATTCCATAAGCGTTGCTCCACTCAGGTCCTCCACCCAGAAGAGTGTTGCCGATCTGGGTAATGTGTAACGCCGTGTTCGCAGTTACCTGTGCCATTTTCATTCCCTCGCATGGCTTGCTGGAGGCACAAAGCTACTACGGCGGCACTGAGCCCAGTTACTGGCATTCCATCCACACTGGATGCCTGGACAGGCAGGTCATTTGACTGTATTTATATACAGTCTAGGTGGTTTCGTGGCGGGGAACGAGAAACCATGA